CTATAGTATTTTTAATAAGGATTAAATCATCAGATTCAGCAATTCTCTGAATGTCTTCTCCAAGATTAGAACGAGTACCAGTTGCACCATTTGATTTAATAAAATCAATATGGTCAGTTGCTAACTTTTCCCACTGCGGCATAGCATTAATGTCGCCAACTTTAAGTGATGTGTTTAATCCAGAACGTGTAGCAGCGGTTTTTGCTAGAGCAGACGCAGCAGTCCCTCCGCGAGCAATAGCAACATTCTTAATAATAAAGTCAGACGTTCCTGTAACCCATCTACCAACTACGTTGTCTTGAAAATTCTTTTTTACATCTTCGTCATTCCATAGGTCAACATTAGATAGGTCAACTCCACCAGCCTCAAGAATTGGTGTAGTAATTCCAGCAAGAGGATTTATCATTGATTTAGTCATTGCTACGCCAAGAGAAACTTTTTCGCTTCTGTTGTATGCATCAACTACGTCAGATAACTGGAATCCTTGACCAAGTTTATCTGAATTGTATAGAACACTGTTTGGGTCAGTTAATAAAAATGCAGTAGAAATTGGACGAGCAATTACTGGGCTAAAAACATACTTTTCTGCTTTTTCTCCAACATACAAAACTGGGTCTGCAACCTTTGCTACAGTTCTCTCTACAGGAGTAACTCCAGCCTTTTCAAGTGCACGAGATGTTCTCTCTTCTGCACCAATAGCAGCAGCAGCGGCTAGGTCAGGTCGTCCCTTAAACATTTGTGATGCACCTAAAGATGCACCAGATTTTGCTACAGTACCTGTGACTCCACCTACGAGTCCACCTACAGTACCTGTAACACCACTTGCAATTCCACCTGCTACGCCACTTACTGCGCTTCCTGCAGTTTTTGCAGCACCTTGAATATTATCAAGAAAATCGCTCCATAATGACACTACATCACCGCGCCTTCTGGATTAAATGTTGACGGTTCTCCACCTTTAACATCCTCTCCAGTTAAAGACATAATAAATACATCTCTGTCTTGTGGTGATTCCCAAGGAACCATTGATAGACACACAGCAATTCCAAAGTTGTCATAACCTAGTGAATTACCAAATTTATCTAAATGGTCAAAAAAGTTATTTTCTACCCATTTCATTAAATAAGCCTTGACTTGACATAGTTAACAAGACGCTTATATGAGTCAGGTGCTCCAGGTAGTCGGGCTGCATCAATAAGGTCAGGTAGGTATCGTTTCATTAAATCAATGTTTTCAGTTATACGTGTATCTGCATTTACAGAAGGAGGAAGTGCTTCGCTTCCGCGTCCGCGCCCAATGTCTACACCATCTGAAATAGGAAGAGAATCTTGTGACTCTGCATCAAGTGGCATTAATCCACCCATTACTGAACTCATAGATTGTGCTGGCGCAGGTTGGCTTGCTGCTGGAGTTGCAGCCTTAGCCATAGTTGCTGAACCTGCTTGATTTTCTAATGCTGTGTTTTCGCCATAAGCAAATCCTGTGTAATTTGGATTTGCCTGACCTGACTGTCCGTTACCGCCAAGGGGGTTAACATTTGCTGGATTGTTTTGTGGAGCACCTGGACGAAAACCGCCACTGTTCTCATTTCCCGCCATTGTTCCTCCTACTTAATATGTTTAGGTTGTGTTTTTGAATAATAAGGTTTTGATGTAAAGGCTGTAAGTTTACTTGCAATTTCCATTGCTTCGTAAGCATCTGCTCCAGCGTGTAGTGCACCAAGTGCATATGCTGCACCTGAACCTGCGGCATAAACTCCTGTGTCAGTTTTAGATACTGAGCACTCTTGGTCTACATCAAATATTTCTCCACCGACTGCAATGATAAACTGAAAACGCATTTCTTTATTGTCTTCATCAAAGTTATAACCATTCTCTGATAAGCATTTGCGTAGAGATGGCATAGCCTTAGCAATCATAAAGTGATACAAGTCTTTGTAATCAGCCTTAGTTGGTGCTGGTGGCTCCCATATGTGTTGGGCTATATCGCAAGGTAGAACCTCACCTGAGCCAGCAACTAGAAACGAACCACGTTCGGCAATCTTTTTAACATCAGGATGGCTGTAGATACGACCACTATCATCGGTGGTCTGGCTATCAGCAACAATTACTGCGCTGTCTTTATATTCAAGCCCTATAATTGTTGTCATTGTCCCCTACTTTGTTATCTACGTGCGATTGTTCTTACACTTCCACCTGCTTCACCTGATGCGGTGAGGCTTGAAAGAATGCTCATAATGTCTGGTGATTGTTCTTGTGGTGGCATTGCTACTCCCTCTGGAGAAGGAGCGCCTCCTGCTGGAGAAGCGGTGGGAGCAGGGGACGGTTGCTCAACCATAGGTGCTGCCCCAGCAGGAGGAACTTGCTGCTGTGGCGCAAAAGTCGTTTCAATAGCATCTTCTAGTGAGACACCCTTTTGACGAGCCTTGATTACCGCAGCAATCTTGTTAACCATATCTGATGGGTCTTGTCCCTGTGTCGCCATCGCAGGAATAGCCTGAGCCATTGCTGTAATTCCACCAAGTAATGCTTGGCGCATATTTTCAATTTCAATCTTTTCAAGTTCTTGTGTGACATTTACTGTAAATGGTAGTTCACGCATTGCCATATCCTTGGAGATTAATCCTCCGCCAAGTGCTTGTAGCATAAAGATAAGACCTTGGGCTGGGTTAAGACCAGCCAACATACCATAACGAACATCAGCAGAATAGTCGCCCTTGATGTCTTTAGTCGGCTTGTATGTAATTTCATAAGGTGAACCTGAATCTACTCCACGAATTGTCTTTTCTTCTGGATAAATACTTTCATCAACTTCAAAGCAAATGCTAATAACATCACGAAGTGCTGCTGCAAAGATTGCTTGTGCTGATTTGACTTGAGTGTCAAAGGCACCCATAAGAGCCTGTACGCCTTGTCCAGTGACGATAGATGCATCAATGTTTCCTGTACGTCCTTCAGGATAACGTGTGCCTACTCTTAGTTCTTGATTAAGTTGTGACTGTTCTTGGAATGCACCCTGTGGAATAGAAAGTTCTACACGGCGAACACCTGCTGGGTTGGCTGTACGGATAACCGCATCTCCACCAAGTTGGAGTTCCTGAACATCTTGTGGAAGAACAATAGGAGCCTGTACAGATTTCTCTGCTGCTTCCATTGCTAGCAACGCAAAGCGGTTGCGAAGAAGTTGGATTCCTAGTACATCGTCAAACTGTCCACGTAGTTCACCATCAATAGATGGCTTACGTGCGACAACCACCATCATCTTGCCAAGAGGATTCTTAGCAATAGATAGAACTAGGTTGTCTTTTGTTGGTAAATAAATGATTGACTGGTCTTTGTCGTAATAGCGAATCAATTCAATCTGAGCGTTCAAGTCCTGCTTGAAGCCTTGGGCACCAAACAGTTCTCGCTCATACTCAGGAAATTGTGAAACCAATTCACCAAGGGTCATCATATATCTTTTAGCAAATGCCACACAGCGTCCATAGCGGTCAAACTCTGGGTAAGCCCCAATCGGATTTTCTATGCGAATACGCGGCATTTTTGTTTCTTCGTCTAATTCAATAATGAAAGGGACGAAACCATATGTTATGTACCAGTCTGCACCTGAGTACATCTGTACTGCTAGGTCAGAGTGCTGGAAGTAGTTTGAAGCAATACGTGTGCGCTTGTCAGCAAAAGAGCGTGCACGGTCATTGACGGCATTGGCTGCAGAGCAGTTTACTGCTGGCAGTGGAGCCATAACTTCAGATAAGTCACGGGCAACAATGTCAATAAAGTTTGCTACTACGTTGGCATCTACGCCATCTGGGAAAAAGTTTGGATAGACTTCAGCAATCTTTCCCTTACGTACTGCAAGAACGTCAAGGTTACGAGCATCACGTTCGTGATTACGATAGCGCAGAGAATCAACTCGTGCTGCAATCTGGTCTATTGATAATGCCATTGGTTTCCTATCCGTAAGTTTCTGACCATTGTTCAGCAAATGCTTCATCTAAGTTCAATGAACCTCTGCTTGCCTTCTGTGCTCTAGTAGCCCAGCGGTTTTGTTGGTATTGCCCTACTCGTGATGATGTTTGCATAAGTTCACGAATACGAATAATCGCAAACCATAAAGCCATAACGCAGTCTGTAGGGTTTTTAGTATCTGGTTTCCAAGTAATGAGTTCCTGTACTAAAGTCTTAAGACCCTCAGAACCCTCATTGCTTGGTAGTTCAATAATGTTGTTATCTTGGAATCTACCATCGCGGGTATTGCCAAATAGTGATGCCATTGAAGCAACACCAAATCCCACGTCCCACTTGTTCTTACCAGTAAAGTGTGAATTAAGTTGACATCCGTAGGATGCTAAGTAGTTTCTCAAATCCTCATCTAAGGCGTAAGCCTTCTGATGGGCGTTGATTTCAATTCTTAGTTCTTGTGGCTTGTATTTAGGTACCCACTCTTCAATCAAGTTTGTAATCTTGGCTGGAGTTGGGTCAGTCATATTGACGCAATCTAAAACATAGATTTTGCCATCAGCGCGATTATAAGTTGCTACTACCGCACCTGTGGCACCTGCCATAGCAGGGTCAAGTCCGATTACCGTATAGGTGGACTCTGCGTGCTTAGGATGTCCTGGAACTCCTGGCTTTAGCGGTCCTCGTTTTCGCATTCCGTTGACGGAACCTGCGACACAGGTTGGTGAGAAGATTGAGTTCTCAACGACGTCTTCTTGCTGGTAGACCATAGCCCAGACAGATGGCGCAACTTCAGAGCGTCTCTTAAATAAAGAGGGTCCATCCCATTTCGGATAAAGTCCATCGTCGCCCATTTCATCAATATCATTTTCCTGGATATTGGTACGAGACCACAGCGTCTTCCAATTCTCAGGGTTCTCATCAAACTCTAATACGGCTGGCATAGCGCAGTAGGTAAAGGGAGTCTTGCCCCCAGTCCATTGCCCGCCATCTCGTATCATTTTATAAAGGTCAATGGAAGCGACACGGGTTCCAACTATAAGCAGTTTTCCGTGCCGCCCCAGACGTGTGATAACTTCCTTCTGAAGCCATTCAAGTTGCTTCTCCCACTCGTGGGCATTTGAGTTCATCACAACATCGTCTAGGACAATCAGGTCGGCACGTGCTCCGTAGATTTGTGAACCAATCCTAGGGCTTGAACCGTAGGGTCTTTCTCGCCAGAGTCGCGACCTGTACCTAGATAAATCATATCTGCCGACCATTGGGTAGCATCAGCCTTGTATCCGCCATTTGGACCAAACGCAGTTTGGAGTTTGATATAGGCGGGGTGGCTAAGACGAGTCTTAATCGCACCTAAAAATTTTCTAGCCATACCTTGAGTCTTAGAGACAATGATGACTCTGGAGTTAGGGTTGGTGACTATGTTGTACAACACATAGTTGGTTGTAATGGTTGTTGACTTGGCGTGCTCAGGTGGTACGTTAATCAGGACACGCTTTGGGTCACCTGGCTCGTAGGTCATACCTGGAGGCTGCCACCTAGGGGCTTTGCCTTCAATTAAATCCAACCAGTTGAGTTGGTGTGGAAACAGGGTTGTATCTAGGAACTGCTGAGAAAAGTCAGGGTAGGAGATTTGCTTTAAGTCGCCTAAGTCTGCGATAACACCCTTACCCGCAAGGCGGGCTTTGTCGGCACGTTCTTTAAACTCAGCATCGTTCATTGACCATTGGCGGAAGGTGACATCGTTTCGTCCAACAGATGCCATAGCCGCCGTAATGGTAGAACCTTGGGCTAATTGGATAAGAACTTTCTCCTGGGCTTCGCCCTTTGGTATGTTCTGAATGCCTGGTTTGCGTCCCATTAAATTGCCCCTTAAATCGGTATTATAACGCTACCCGTTAAACGGCATAACTCTGGCTGTTTCCCTACGTAGTAGGTTATATATTCATATAATAT